AATCAGCAGCATCACAATTTGCTTCGATTTGATATACTTTTTGTAATTCTGGGTTTCTTGAATTGGATAATGGTCTAGTGATTTGTACACTTAGTTCATTTGTAAAGTGAGTAAATTCAGTAGAGTGGATAGCGTCTGAAAGGCTTTCTGTTTTAACCCATACACTTGATTGCCCAAAAGATACTACAGTTACTAAACTGATTAAGAGTGTTCCAATTTTTGTTTTTAAAGTTTTCATTTCTATTAGTTTTAATTTTTTTGTTATTAATTTGTTTACAACTAATAGATAGTAATGAAACCCCTCTAAACCTAGTTTTTGATACCCCCAAAAGATTCAAAATATATGATAGAATGTATGTGTATTTAGTGAAACTACGTATGGTACATAGTAGTAATTTGTATAAATGAAAAAAGGTCAGATTTCTCTGACCTTTTCTTATTCTATATAAGATTTATTGATTATCTCAATTCTCTCAAGTCGAATGTACGAACTCCATCAACTGTGATTCTAGCATAGAATCTATTGTTCACCATTTTCTTAGCGTATCTAGTCATGATACCTTTGATTGGTGTAAAGTTGAATGGGTTATACATTGTAGGTGTCAATTGTAGAGGCACATATGGTGCGTAGATATACCCAGTGTCCAATAGAGACGTTCCTTTGTGTCCAATCAAAACTTGGTTTGGTGGGAAGTAAGGATCTCTATACACTTGGTAACGACCAGCTAATGTACCAACTCTTTCGATACCCATGTTGTATTGATCTTGCTCTGGTGAAGCATTAGATACGTGGAAGTATTCTAAGTCATCAAAGATTGCTGAAACCTCAGAAGAAACTACAATCCAGTTAGCACCACCTCTAAGTGTAGACTTGTGGATTTGTGCAGACAATTGGTTAATTGCAGTAATCAAAGTTTGATTCCAGTCTTTTTGAGTGTAAGACGTAGTAAGATTCAATCTTCTCCATCCATTATAATCCCAACGTAGATTCCAAGCAGCACCTTTACGAAGGTCACGAAGAATTTCTCTATCGATTTCTGCAGCAACTTGTTCAGACAATAACGCTGTAAGTTCAGCTTCCGCATCAATGTTGTGGAATGCCGCAACGTCTTGTGCAAGTTCTGGTGACCATTGAGCTCTTAATTTTCTTTCTGTAACTGAAACAGTAACTGACTCAAGGTCAAATGAAACCTCACCGATTTCTTCTTCGAACTCAAGTTCTTCGTATCTTTTCCAAGTAGCGTTAAATGAAGTTCCAGAAGTAATTGCAGAAAGGGTAGCCCCTGTATATCCGTCAAGAGTATCGGCTCCACAGTTAACACACGCAGGACAAGAAAGGTCAACTTCTAAATAGATACAACCTTCAGCGTCACATACATTAAAGAATGAACCACCATTACCATCAGCTGGCCAAGTAGTTTGTGTTTTTGATCCATAATCAACAATTCCTCTACCGTATTTTTGAGTTACAACTCTAAATAATAGGTTTCCAGATTGTGGACAAGGGTTTGCAGCGTCTAAACCAAGACCAGCTCCAGCTGTAATTTTAAGGTCTGAAAGGAAAGATTCAGTATCCATTTCGTGTCCATCAGGACCAATTAATTTTCCAGCACCTGGAAGTGTATTCCATCCACAAAGTTTCATTAACACTTTTCTATGGTTTCCAACATATACTGCGTCATTATCTGATGCGTCAACTAAAGATGAACCATCCCATTTAACAACTGTTGCAGGTGCAGTAACCGCCGAAAAACGTCCTTTAGAATAGTCAAATAGACCTTCTGGATCCAATCCAGCTTCAGCACCTTCATAAAATAAATCGTAAAGATTTTTATTGTATGGTGTACCAGTGTCATAACCTTGTGCGGGATTGTTTGCTCCACTATTAACAGCTTCTGGTGAACCAATTGGCGCATAGTGTTGTCCTGGGTTTTGATAACCTTGGATTTTAGGTACAAAGTAGAACAATTTACCAATAGGTAAGTTCATTGCCTGTACTGATACGATGTCGTTTGCCAACAATTTAGAGAATACTCTTCTCACAATAGGGAATACAACGGTTTCAAATGCGCCGTTTGACCCTTCTGATGTTGCCTCGTTGATAAGATGAGAAGCTTGGTTCTCATACAACTGTGCAACGTTTTCTTTTAGATGTCCTTTAAGTCCATCTAGGAACCCTAATTTGTTCCATTTTTCGATTGTGTCTTCTTTGATAACTTTAAGGTGTTTAAGACCAATGTTACCAACAAGACCTGATTCTAATAATGCTCCCATTTTTATTTTTTTTTTTAGCTTTATTTTTTATTTTATGTTTACTATAAATATAGTTTACTTTTAAAAAGTTTATTTTATTTTACCCATCAAGTCCTTCATTCTTAAAAACTGTGGATTTTCATACGTTTTTGATTCAATTAAATTTACTGCTGATCCTGTAGCCGGAGCTCTCTCAACAGTTCTTTGAATTGACTCATTTATTGTATTTTCCATTGGTTTTTCAGAACCTAATTCGTTCTTGATTGATTTATAAAGAGTTTTTGACTCTTTTAAGGTTTCGACATTGTCAAACCTTCTTAGTATGTTTATTTTTTCTTGTTTTGTTGTTGAGTGTTCGGTAAACAATCTAGTAGCATATGCAAGATTAGAATTAAAAATTGCAACTTCATTTAGTTTATTTCTAAACAAATTAAGTGCTTTTTTATACTCTTCATTCTTTTCTCTTAAAAGATTAAGTTCTTTTTCAACATTACTTTCTTTAAGACCATAAGCTCTTGGTTTGTTTAAACCATTTCTACCATGAGATTTACCAGCACCTAGTGTTCTAGAAGCTTCTTTCATTTCACCATTTTTTTTAGATTTAGGTGATTTAGGTTCTTCATACATATTCACCTCTTCCTTCCACTCGTACTTAGGTTTTCCGGTACCCATTGTTTTGTTAACCTTTCTTTTAACTGTTTTGAATCCACCTTCTTGATTTGGTTTTTTAGAGTATTTAAACTTCGAAGCGTTACCCATACCAACTCCTTTTGGTTTTCTAGATTTTTTAGACTCCATAATGTCATCCATATGGTCTTCTTCAAACATTTCAGGATCAAAGTCTTCCATATATTCATCTTCATAAAGCTCTTTATCAACAATTGATACTCCACCAAAATCTTCGACATCATCGTGCATCATTTCATCTAATTCTAATTCATAGATGTTTTCTTCTAAAGATTCTTCTGGCATAGGTGTTCCATCGTCTTGTACGTCTTGTAGTTCTTCACCAAATTCCATAAAATCAAACTCATCTTCAAACTCATCTTCAAACTCATCTTCAAAGTCATCTTTACGTCTTCTTTTAGAATCAAATTTATGTTTTCTTGGATCACGATTAAGCATACCCTTATCTTTTATGTCCATATCAATGTGACGCATATCAAGACCCCCAAAATCAAAGTCTTCTAAATCAAAATCATCCAACTCTGATTCACTCAACTGAACAATATATTCGCTATCTGTTTCGTTATCTTTAATACTTAGCATATTGTCGTCTTTTTGTACAATAATTCCATCGTCAGAATCCATAGCTTTAAATACCTTAATTAATTCAGCATCTGAAGCTTGGGTCATATCAACAACGTCATCATCGTACTCATTAGAATCCATAGGTGGTGTCATAGCCATTGGCTCTTCTTCAAAATCAACATCTCCCTCGATGTCTTCTACTTCTTCGTCACCCATTTCATCAAAATTATCAGTATCAGTTTCTTCAACGTCAACTTCTTCATCATCAATCTCATCTTGTTCTTTTAGAGATTCTTTTACTAAATTGTTGATTTCTTCCTTCATTGTTGAAGCAAGTATTCCTTGTGCATTTCTATTAAGAGACTCTTCTAGATTAGAAATCTGGATAAGAGTATCTTCAATAACATTTTTATTATTTGCCATTTACTATTTTTGTTTTAATAATAAATACTTGGAACTAATGAAAAATTTTAATTTTATATAAAATAAAAAAGGGAAGACTATTGTCCTCCCTTTTTTATTAAATGTAGTTTTTAGTTATTTATTCTATGACTTCATCAATTTTACTTTCAGTAATTGCTGTAATTCTCCAATCCATACTGTAGTTCTCATAGATTTTTGTAATCTTAGCTTCCACATCTGTTGGTGTATAACCTAGTACTAATTTTTCTTCTTTGGCTTTTCTAACTTTTCCGCTTTCACTATCAACCAAATCTAGTGAAACTTTTGCTACAAAATATTTTTCTCCTTGTTCCATAATTTTTTATTTATCTAAATAATTCGATAATTTTTTCATTAAGTCAAGAGATTTGTTACCTATTTCGTCAATATTTCTTTCAGCTGACATTCTTTTTTCTTCTTCTAGGTTTTCTTCGAATTTATTTTTATCATCTCGATTTAAAAATAAATAAGCTCCAGGTGTAGACGGTGAAGACACTAAATCAAAACAAATTAATTCAAAGTCTTTTTGTACCTCATTTGTTTCACCAACTTTTTTAAGAGACCCAACACCTCTAGACGAAATACCAAGAGTGACACCTTGTCTTAAATAATTTGCCGCCATATCGCCTTTTGTTGATACAATCCCTCTTTCGTGAAAACCAGGACTTGTTAATAATTTTAATTTACCCATTAACATTTTTCCATCCCACCATATTTCATTTATAATATGTGATACTCTATCAAGATCAATTAAAGATGATTCTGGGTGATTTAACTCAGAAAGAGATGTTCCTCTTGCTATCATTTTTTTATAGTTTTCAGCTTCTCTTTTTAATATATCTTCTGGATAAATTCTACCATTTCTATTTGGGGTATCGTATTTTTGTAATACGGCATAAAACTCAAATGGCTTTGAGTGGTCTAAAAAACTTCTAGACTCCATTATATATTTATTGTTTTCTGTTTTAGGATTTATATAACCAGCATCATACTCGATTAGAATACCCTTACCAACCTCATTTGGTGATAAAATTTTATAATTATTCATACTAAAGTTTTAATATAAATATTAAATAGTTTGGGTTTTTATTTTTTCTAATCTATTATTTCCATTTTTTGTTAAGTAAAATTTAAAATATTTGTTTTTGACTAATATGTCACTATGTAAATCTTTTATTAGTTTTTTAATTATTCTTTTTAACTTTGGGGATTTAAAATCTACTTCTTCTTTTATAAATAAGTTAATTTCTAAATTCATAAAAGACTTCTTTTTTAATTGTATCCCGCTGGTTCTTAAATCTAAATCTACAATAAAGTATTCGTTAAATTGTTCTACATTTATGTTTTCGTGGATTGAATGTTTTACTTTTCTTGTTGTATTTGAAACGACCCGGTCCCAGTTTAATTGATGAATTTTTGGCTCTACCCAAGTTTGTAAGTTTATGTATAGTGATTTAAATTCTTTTGAATCTACTGTTCCATAACTAACTTTACAATTTCTAAAACCTGTTAGTTTTACTGTTTTTCCTTTTTTCATATAAAATTTTCATAATAAAATAGTTTATTTTTAAAAAGTTTATGTAAATTTGTACTATATATCAATATATGAACAAAATTTAAAATTAAATATGCTAATAGTAAAAGTAAGGAAAAACAATATAGAAAGAGCTTTAAAAGAATTAAAAAGTAAGGTTATTAAAACTAGACAAAATTCAGAGATTAACTCTAGAACAGAGTATACAAAAAAATCAATTAAAAAAAGAAGTGAAAAACAAAAAGCAATCTACATCCAAAGGATGAAATTACAAACTGCTATTTAGTTCTTTTAATTTAATATAATTTACTTTACTATAATTTTCAGAATTTAATTTATCTAAGGTTTCATTTATTCTACCAACAACATCTTCCTCAGATGTTTCCTTTAATGAGTTTAATTTATCAATAACATCCTCTTTAATAATATCATATCGTAAACTTAGTTTCGAGTCGTCTTCTTTTAATATTCTTTCTACTTTGTTTCGATCTGATTCATTTAAAGTTTTTAAGTATGATTTTATTGTATTATTTGCAATATCTACAATTTCACTAATTGGTAGTTTTTTAATTTCAGTACTTGTTATGTTTTTTGATTTTAAACACTCTAGAATTCTATTTTTACTATTTAGTTTATCCTCAATAGAGATATTATTTTCTGAAACTAGATTATCGATATCTTTATATTCATTACTAGTTTTAGTTGTTGATAACCACATATTAATTTCAGTTATCGATTTTTTATTTGGTTTAATATTTTTTATTCTATCAACTGATTCTTTTATAAATTCAGTCGCAAAAGAATTATCATAACCTCTATTTTCTGCTAAATCACTATATAAAGAAAATAATTTACTAACATCTTTGTTTTTTAAAACAAGTTCATTAAATATAAATAAATCATTTTTAAGACTTTCGTTTAAATAATCTTCAACAAATTTTTAATCTTTAATATACATTCTGAACTCATGATATTAAAACATAAAAAATATTACAATTATAAAAAAATGAAAAATATTATATTA